TGTTCCAGAGTCTAAGTTCTTCACAATTATCATTTCGGGTTTTTGAGTAAGCCCATGTCCAACCGTGTCTCCCGCTGTTTGAGTTCCAACGTATTTGACGATTGAAAACCCTGCATCGGTATTCGCAGACACTGTGGAAGTGATTGAGCCATCTGTGTTGGATACACCAGTGCCACCTGCTTTCCAGTTCCAAGCAACATAGGAGTTAGATGTCCCTGCACTAATAATGTTTGTGGAAGCAGTTGACCCAATGCTAAACCCATCTGAATCAAAAGAAGTTACATTAGCATTTTGCGAGTTTGCACCTTCTTCTGAAGTCAAGTTAGAGGCTAAAAAATTAGCTCCTGTACCCCTGATTACGTCATATAACACATGACTATATGCTTGTGACCTGCCTTTTAGCCATAAAAAATCTGGCTGAAATCCTACACCAGTAATCGAACGTGGGTATGTATCAGACCCTTGATAAACTACCACATTAAAGTGATCTTCAGGCGTAGCATCCTGTGCAGGGTCAATGACAGGATCAGGTAGGTTGCTAGTGCAAAGAGCTAAGAAGCCCGATGGAGGTGCGTATTGGAAGTCTCCGATGCCGTTAGCGTCTGAGTTACCACCTACTGACTTGTTACCTGCGAATGTAGAGTCCTGACCAAAGTTGGCAACAAGTCTGTTGTTATACCGCACAATAAATGGAGACAACTCTAAGGAAGAATCGTAGGAAGAAACTGTTGGATTAGTACCTGTTGATGGATTTCCGTCTGAACTACCATCTGTTTGGTACCATGTATTGTTGTACCCAAAATATATCTCACCTGCATCTGCATCAATAGCAACTTGTAAGATATCGCCAGACGATCCTGTACCGCTGATTACTGGACTGTACGTTGTACCGTCAACTCTTATTTTCCTGTCTGCTTCTAACAACCAAAAGTAGGAATCTGATAGTCCTCCTTGTGAAGAGGATAGGTTACCAGTGTGTGCAATTACACCAAATTGAATAGGTGTGCTACCAGATGGCGAGTCTAAAACAACTCCTTCCCAATACCATTTTCCGGTAGACGGGATATTAAATGTGGCTCTAGCCCCTAAATAAGATGTTGTTGATTCTGACTTTAAATTACCTTCAGACAGAACAGTTTTGGTGTCAACAGAATTCCAAGTAGCAAAGTTATTCGTAGGCGAGTCAGGGACTACATCACTTGCAACTAGGTTGTTGACTGTAAAGTCATTAGTATTGCCAGACTCATCGTCACCGATAGCCGCTGAGTCTTCAAACGTTAGCTTGAACCCGTTTGTGCCGTAGGTGACCGATGGTGCTTTAGGAACCCAAATGCCAGACTTCAGTTCACCAAAGTCATCGGCATCGTAGGCTGTACCGTCTGTGAAGTGAGTTTCAGCAATATACATATCCATAAACGCAGTACCGCCAGTCTGGCTACCTATTTTCATTGGATGGCTAGACAAGTTCATGTGCGTTGCATAATTCAATGCAGGATATGACGATGTTGAGAATGAAGTCTGCTGTACTCCATTGATGTACAGTTTAACTCTGTCGGTTGATGTTGCTTGCGTAGTATCCACTGAGCAAACTAAGTGATACCAAGCTGATGGGTCACGCAATAACGCAGATGTTTTTAAGTTATTTATAAATGAGCCATCGTAATCGTAATATCCCAAACGATGGTCTGAAGTAATGTAGAACGATGAAAACTGAGTGCTTGCGTTGTTGCCAGAAAAAATAAACTGATCTGTACCAGTGATGTTTGCTCGTTTTACCCACGCACTAAACGTCCAAATCTTACGCTCTGTGGTTGTTGGCGTGAAGTTTAGATACGCACTATCACCATCTTCAAACCTCAAAGACTGGTCAATGGTCTTGGGGTAGAACGCCCCTGCCCCTGATACTCCGAAAAACTGATTGCTATCAAACATTATGAAAACGCCAGTTGTGGTGTGCCTAAGAGAATCCGTCCAGATGCCGCTACAACGTATGGAACGATGTCAGTTGTACTAGCCGCTGTCGATAGAGTCAGTCCTGCGCCTCCTGCTGTTTCATAATCCGTACCTAATGAGACTGTGCGTCCACCAGTTCCATCCTGAATAAATACGATGAACCCAGATTGACCAGTTTCTTCTGTAGTTGGATTGTCTAGCGTGACGTTACCTGTCAGCGTTAGAACATGATTCTGGTAGGTAGCAAAATCGAGTGTGACCGATCCGGTGTTCGTTGCGTCCGTGTTTGTGTCACCTATGCCTCTAGCGGCTGTCAGAGTCCCTACAACATCCACTGCACCACTATCTGCTACTGTGAGGCGCGTAGTACCTTCATCTGTCTTGAATGTCAGTCCTGCTGCATCTACTGCTTGCATGACCGCAGAACGAATTTCCATCTCATCGGCTGTTTGATCGATGTATGCCAAGGTGATCCAAGCATCATCATCTTCATTGCGTAATTTCAGAAGATCGTTGGCTGTGTCGTACCATAACTGATTCGCAAAGATGGTTGATGGTTCTGTTGCTCCAGAACTCAGAGAAACCAACGCAGATAAAGCATCATTCAGGTCTGCCCGAAATGCCGGAAAGCCTTGGTTGGCAATGTTCATATCGTGTTGGCTCATGCCTCTAATCTCCCGTAGCCTTTCGCCACATAATCAAAAGTTCTATCTACGGCTGTGCCGCCAGAGTCCTTGAACGTTATTGTAAACCCAGATGCGCTCTTACTGGTAATTTCATAGAAATCACCTGTCTGCATTGTCGCAGATATTCCGATTGCAGGTGTCGCTTTGAACGCATTGCCAAAGGTAATCACTTTTGATCCTGCACCAGACGAAACATCATCTTCTGATTCGATTCTGTCTTGCATATCGACTGTGACAGAGACTTCCTGAACAACTGGTGTTGCTTGAGTATCTGCTGTTGTCATACGCAGCCTAAATTCAAATGCTCGATTGGTGTAATCACCGACAGAAAATAATTTCCAGTCTGACCAGGTGGGTGTCCCTGCCGGATCATCATCTGTGTGTCTGACCTGTAATTCAACGTCTGTATTATCAAACGCATTCACATCACCGTCAAAGTCACCTTCTCGCGTGTCGAATAACCCTGTCGCATCATCAAAGGTGTTTACATAATCTTGACGTGTTGTCTTGAGTGCTGCTGTCAGTCGAGATGTAAATACCGCACCAAGATCAACTGAGTTGCCGAAATAGTAGAACCCTTCAAGATCCACGAATCCGCCACCACCATCGAACAAGCCAGTGCCATCGTCAAAGTTACCTGATCCTGAATCAAAGTTGATTGAGGTATCCAGAATCAAATGATTGTCAGCATCAACCTCTACAACATCATCAAACGTGCCATTGAAGTCAGGATGCTCTGCGACAGTCTGAACAAGATTCAGATTTTCAATTCCTGCCACGTTCGTTAGAACTTGGATGACAGCAGGGTTTTGTGACGCATTGTCTAGCTTATCAACAGCCTTAATGAAATAAGTCCCTTGGCGAGCAGGAACAATGGCAGAGTTTGTTGGACGCGCAATCTTTTCACCTAAGTTGATCGCATTTTGATATGTCGCGCCAGATGTTAGCGATGAATACCGTAATCGGTAATGCGATAGATCAAGATCACCAACAGGAGTCCATGTCAGGCTTAGAACACCTGCAACTACGTTACCAGTGAAGTTAGTCACATCTTCTGGTGGTGCTGTTTTGCCAATGACCTGATGCTGTCTATTTACATAGGCAGAACGAACGCCAAGCGTTGTAATCTGTCTTGCTCTGATGTCATAAGTTGCGCCATCTTTTGCTTCAAGTAATTCAAAGCGATTACCTGATGCTTGTCCCATGTTTGTGTATTCAGTGTCAGTTGTCAGTTTTGCTTCAACTTCATATCGGTCAAAAAAGACAGAATCACCAGTAACGACAGCGACTAACTTTGTAACAACATTCTGAGCAACAATATCCAACTCATCAGATACAGATAGGCCAACTGGATCGACATCGAATGGATCAGGTAGATTGGTGTTTTCTGCTAAATCAAGCGCAGTTTCTTCACCGTCAGCCCAGTCATATATCGCTTCAGCCGTTTCCCTTAAAGTCACAGCGACATTAGGCGTAAAGCCCATATCAGCAGACCATGCAACCACTTCAAACTCTTTCTGATTCCAACCATAGCGATCTATTGTTAGCTGCACTGTATCGCCAACCTGAATCTCAAAGCCTTTAAGGTTTAGCGTGGTGGTGACCGTGATTTGCTGACGCGCTTTCTCTAATTGCAGTTTGGCTAGACGCTGACAAGTCGCATTGGATGTGACGCACTGAAAATCGATATTACGAAAGATTTGTTCGCCATCTTCTGCTTGATACAACGTATTCGTGATCGCTGTATATGACTGTGGCTGATACAGGCTTGTTGGCTCTGGATATACACCTTTGACTGCGTTGAAAGTATCTCTGCGAGAATCAGCAGTGTCGATAGTGATGCCAGTAACAATGTCATCTTCTGTGATTTCTACTGTTGGCGTTCTGTATTCACCAACTAGCAGAGTCCATTTACCACCGATGTATACAAGCGATCCTGCACAGGCTGTGAGCATTTTCGTAATGATTGCTTGCGGAGTTTCGCCAGTCGTAAACGCACCATTGACCGTGTAACGCTTCTCAGTCGTTTCATCAGTCAGGGTAATCTCTTCATCGCAAACTGTCTGAGCCGCTGTAAACGATGCTGTGTCGATTTCTACGCTTTCTGCACCTAGACCATAGGTTGTGTCTTGAATGTAGTCCAGAATGGCTGTGGCTGCGTTAGAGGTAGGATTAAGGCCTGTCATTTCAACAGAGAAGTTAGGCATACCTTGAGCGTAGACATCCTGATTAGATTTCAGTTTGACTGCGATACAGCACAACCCTTTGAATTTCTTTTCAGCCGCACTGGTTCCACTGAGCAAGCTAAATGTATGCCCTTCATCAGAACCATCGCTGACTTCGACATTCATGTATCCAGATTTGCCATTGAATGACACTGCATAACTTGTATTCAGATCAGGGTCTTCTTTAACGACTTCATCATTGGCATAAATCTTAGATACTGAGTCGATCTGGTGTCCTGCTAAAGCAATAACGATGTAGAGGTCTTTATTGCCTCGCAACAGTTCCATGAAAACAATATTTCCGCCAACACGGGTTTTGCCATAGACAAGTTTTGCAGCTTCAGTTGCACCTTTGGCACTAACTAACTGTCCGGCTAGTGCTTGAGCAGGGGCGACACCATAAGTCGGGCTTCCAGTAGGTGCATCGTAATCACCAACAGCAGATAGACCACTAATTCCGAATGACTGGGCTTTAGGCGCGGTAGCAATTGAGATAGCGGCTGAAATCGCTGTGGTAGCACCCGCTGTAATAGCCGCTGCTCCTGCTCCTGCTGCGACAGCCGCACCTGCTGTTCCGCCAATCAAAGCACCTGCGGCTAATCCACCTGTGTAGACAACGGCAGCCGTAACAACAGCGGCAGTAATGACCTGAGTAACGCTTTTCCAAAAACCCATTACGCTTTACCCCAAGTGAACTGCTTGTCTTGTAGCAAAGCAATTCCTGCTAGTGAATTATCTTCAGAGAATCTCAGTTTTTGTTCTGCATCTGTCAGCATACGGATTCGCGGTCTATTCAAGTCGATCAATCGACTTTCAGCGTTAATTGTAATGTCTGCCTTACCGCCTGTCTCACTTAATTCGATTGTGTCTACACGGCCAGAAAATAATTGATAGAGACTCGATACAGGTTCTCCATTACTGTCCAATGCTCCGGCATAAACAGCACATGGTCTGAGTTTGTAGTTCTCATTTAACACAGCAGAAATGACAGCAGTATCCAATCCAGACAATACAAAAGTCATTCCTTGAGCAACTAGCTCTGCATCTTCATCAGCAGATGAAATGGACATTACTGTCCCTGCGCCATCCCAATTTTGACCGTCTACGTTGATCGTGCCGTAACCCGTCCAAAACCTCACAATTCCATCTGAAAACTCAACCTCAAGCGCAGTGAACGGTTGTAATTCACCAGATTGATATTCAGCAAGTAAAGCGGCAGGTAGAGTACGGCTCATAGTGCTTCAACTGCTCCGAATGTCATTCCATAAATGCTCGCCTGGTCAACATTGATTTCAGCAGCAGGTGTGGTCAATCGGAAAACGCTTTTGGGACTAGATACCGTGATCGTGTCGCCATCAGCAGGTGACGATCTGAGATTAGGCCAGATGTCGAAAGTCGCATTGCCAGAACCGTCAGAATCAACATCATCAAGAACTTTGTATAGTCGAGACGATTCACCACTGCCTAATTGGAAGTAATCACCTGCCTTCAGGATTCCTGTTGTGCTAGGTGTCCAACCGTCAGTGATTAGCTCATATCCTGTTTGCGATGCGCCATTAACAACGGGAGTGCCAGTAGCCACGCCTCTGGCAGTAGCTCCGGCAGGATCGCCCATAAGGAATGTTCCATACTGTCCACCTAATTTCATAAAGAATGTCATCCAGTATTCAGCATCTTCACGCTTCATTGGAGGCAACGTAATATCTGCTTCCCAATATTGTCCTGAGTATTTGTAGACTTGCTGAACGCCAGAGAAAGGTGACATATTCATTGTCACAATATCTTGTGCGCGTAATCGGACAGCAGCGATCCCTGTATGAGTTGGCAGTGCCAGTGGATACGTTATAGCCATTTAACCTAGACCTCTAGCAAATGAACCGCCTCTGCGCTTGGCATCGATCACGGCTGACTTTGTTGCATTGGTAATCATTGGAAGCATATTCATCACTTCTGCGCGTACAGTTTGCGACACACCAGTTGATATGTTCAAGTTTACTACAACAGGCTGCCCACCTGCTGATTGTCCCTTACTATGATCGATGACTGTCTCATTTGGATGCAGAATCGCAGGGAATCCGCCTTTACCATCAACACCGCCAGAACGTGATCCTGATCCTGTGTATCCACCACCTGCAAATGATGACAATCCAAAACTTTGCGCCAAAGGTGCTGTAATTGCCTGACGAATAGCCAATCTCGCAAGATCAGCAAGAATAGAGTTAGCCATGCTTCTAAAAGCATCTTTGACGGACATAGTTTGCGTAATTAAACCAACCAATCCATCTTCTAGTGAACGCAGTCCAGTAGCCCGAACATTATCCATGGTCATATTCAGTTTATCTGTCTCGTCTTTAAGACCTAAGACACGCTTTCTTAACTCTTCTTTTGCCTTTGCAAGTTGCTCATCAGTAATCAACTGATTGGCAGCCATACGTTCGTATTCTTGAACTGTATTATTATAGGCATACATTGGATCAAGCAATGCTTTTAGTGCATCTGCTTTTCTACGCAAGGATGCTAAATGATCGACATCATTAACATTGGCTTCTTTGATGCCTTTGTAGTAATTCGTAATCGCAGTTTTGGCTTCTTGTGCGCGTCTATATTGGTCATATAAAGCGTCAGAGAACTCCATGACATTTTTGTTGGCAATATCTAACTGGAGATTTGCCTTAGCCAATTCCGTCTCTAATTCTGCAATTGCTGCTTCTGTGGCTTCTGTATTCGCGCCAAGGTCACCAAACTCATCTGCCGTATCACCAACAGCCTGAGCGATGATTATATCGCCTTTGAGTTTCTGTAAGTCTTTTTGTAAACCCTGAACTTTTTGCCCTGCATCACCTGCTTGTGTGCCTAACAATAGAAGATTCTGTTCAGTCAGTTTTGTGGGCAATTGATTAAGTCCAATGCCAACCTTTTCTGCCTCTTTGCGTAGGTCAGCAAATGATTGTTCTGCTTCCATCAATGAAGGAAGAAGTGTTCCTGCAACAACAGCACCAATCGAAACGATTGCACCGACTAAAGGAACACCTAAGACAAAACCTAAGTCAGCCGCTTGTTGTGATAAGGCAACCATCGGACTGACGCCACCTTGTAACTGTCCGACAAATTGCTGAACCTGAATACCTGCCATTCCTGCATTACGGCCTACGCCCGAAATATTATCTTGGACGCCTTTAGCTGTTTGTGCAGTTTTCTTGGCTGATGCGCCAACCTGGTCAATTGAACCACGGACTTTTTTAAGTGGAGCAGAGGCGTTGTCTTGCGCTTCGACTAGAATATTTATCTTTTCATTCGCCATCTTTGCGCCTCATCTCGAAATATGCGATCCATCCGTTAAATTCCTCATAAGTCAGTTGCTCGATTTCCGCTACTGTCTTATGGAGTCGTTCAGCCAAGGCATACTTAGCCATTAACTCAGGATCGTTCGTTAGTTTCCCGCTTGTTCCTCTTGAGAAGGAGTAGCGACAATCTTTGCAGCGATACGCGAGATGATTTCAGGATCAACCTTGTTCATCAGCGTGGGTTTGTCACTAAGATCAAACACCTTTTCGCCTGAATCATCTTCGCACTTCATGATGACCATACGGACAATAAATTCCAGATCATCTTCTTGTGCGAATTTAATTAACTTCTTGCGGTCACCTAACGTGAAAGGCTGACTGTACATGACAGTCGGATTGCCCTTCTCGTCAGGCCACTCTGGTACTTCTATTCGTGTAATGCCTTGTGCATCGAAATGCGCTCTGGCTCGCTCCAATACATTCATAAATTACCCTTTAAGCTACTGTTGTTTTACTCACCGCGCCATTTGCTGCGAATGAGAATGTAGCTTCTACCATTCCATCAAACGATGCAGACGCACCTTCTTCAGTGATAATGACTGACGCTGTGTAGTAAGTGTCGCCAGAATCAGAACCTTCAGGATAGAGGTTTAGAGTCACTTCTGCTCCGGCTGTCATTGCACCCTGACCAGTAGCGTCTGTCTCATCCCAATATGCAGAAATTGATCCAGAAGCAGAAGTCAGTGAAGGCTTATATGTGCGAGCAGAGTCACCCATTGTAGTATCTTCAACCGTATCGCTGCTGATCGTAATAGACCAATCGCGTACTTCTGCAATCGTGTCAGAGCCGATCTTGACGACTCCTTCAGAACCCTTGTGTGTTGCCATTTCAATATCCTCGCAAGGTTAAGGTTTGCCGTTAGGCTCTAAAATCAGGTGTTACCCCTGACGAAATTATACATGACATTCACTGTCACGATAACGCCACCGATAGGAGCAATCGCGCCTTGATCGGTTTCAATCGATACAATCTGAGTATCCAAGGCATTCCCACCGCGAGTACGGTCAGCATCCAAGGCTTCCTCAATCGTTTCGATCAAATTGTTTCTGGCTGCGTCAATCGTTGTTGATTTGACGTATCCAACCAGGTCATAAGTAATAATTCCTTCTCTGCGAATCGCATCATCGCCAATAGTTACATCTTCTCGTGTCTCACTGGCTGTCTGTACAAGAATCGCAGGAAATTGAGCATTTGATAGCTCGTTGAACTCAAATGGCTCGCGTGTGACGTAAGCAGGAGTAACAGGCGTTGTTGCTGCTTGGAGTGTGGTAACGATGTTTGATGCTACGGATTCACGGACACTCATTTCAATAACCTGCTCTTAAAGAATTTGCCTAGCATCGACTTCTCATTCTGATTGAAGCCAAAGAACTTGCGAGTGATTCTGCCTTTACCTACACCAGTGACGTTGTGGAAGTATGCCTTACGCGCTTCTTCTGCTCTGGTGAAGTAGATTTCCTGAACGCCTCGACTGACTCTGCGAGTAGCCATAGAACTCAGCATACGGCCTGTGAAGTTGAGATTAACAGGCGTGATTTGTCTGCCTCTTTCTGATCTGAACTTAGCGTATGCAGGTGAATACGGACGGAATGCACCAAGATATCCTCTACCTGATTCAGTGCGATCCTCAATCATGTTGATGCCATGCATTGCTGTCATAGCCAAGGCTTGATCGATCTCAGCAGGTAATGCTTTCACAGTCCTGTCGAGTAATGCTGTGACGCGAGTTGCATTTACGGCAACCTTCATCTCATCAACCGTCCGGCAACATACAGGTCTTTCTCATCGTCCTGTACTGTTCCATCTTCATCAGCGTCATACTCGACACCATCCTTGAACACAGATTCCATCTCTTGCGAGAACAGATCACGATAGAAGGAAATCATTTCACGGAAACGGTCACCATCAACCCAGTTGGTCAACTGAGGCAGTGCGTACTTCCATAAGACTAGATATGCGTTAGCGCGTGTCCACTGAGTATCTGTCAGCAATGATTCGTTCATCTCGCCTTTGTAGTTAGTGCGAGGCCACCACTTGTAACGAATCTCACGCTTGATATCGGCTTCTGCCTTTGCGTGTTCTGCGCTGAAGTCAGCGATACCTAATGAAAGAATATCTGGAACGATTGCTGTTAGATCGGAGTCAGTTGAGAACGCCATTACCATTTCACCTTATCTGCCCAGTATGCGGCAGAGAATTTACCTCTTGCGATGTTCTTGGCATGACGCGCCTTGAACGCTCTACGCTTTGCCTTGGCCGCTTGGCTTTCGCCTTTTCTTGGCGGTGCGGTCTTTGCGCCTTGCTGACCGAATCGAATCAGGCGAACTTTGTCTCCTGACTTAGCTAATACTGCATGGCTCTTTTTGGGATGCTTAGGAGTGCGCTTGGGCTTGTTATACCCTGCGAACTTAACTCCACGATAGGTGACTGCCATGTAACCTCCTAGTAGGAAAACCGCCCCGTAGGGCGGCATCCAATCAGACCTTACAGTCCTGCGTCAAAGTACATCTCGACACCGTAAGCATCGTCTAACTCGCCCACGCCATAGATGGCAGTAGCGTTTAGCTCGAAACCACGGTTAGATGCATCACGCTCTGGCTCAAGGTTGAAGTCACGCTTCATAGCCATTGCCATTGCTTCTGGTGCAAATACACAGCCTTTAGCATCGCCTGATCCGTCAACAGCTACGTTAGCTGATTCAAAGATGTCGATACCTGCGATTGTGCCTACATAGCCAGTACGCATTGCTTCGTTCTGGAGGTCACCGCCATTCGGGTTAGCGAATGTGTTAGTGAGGTTCGCCTTCAGAGCATAGGTCTGGTATGGGTGGAATACACCAACCAAACGTCCTGGTGCTTTGTTAGCGCGGAGTGTTGCAGCAGCTTGGAACAAGTACGCAACAGTCAACTCAGTAGTAGTCGCACCCAAAGATGTTGAGAAGCCATCGAACAGGCCGATTGCGTCTGTGTCCATCTTAGTAGCGATTGCGTTACCAAGAACTGTGCCTAACTCGTCAGCAGGATTACCTGCGCCCATTGCAGCCATGTCAGTTAAGAACACCTGTGCGCCCACTTCACCAACAGTGATAGACACTGAAGAAGTAGAGAC